TGTAATCTCCTTAGAGAGAGCAAGGAATTGACGCTCTCGCTCTTCTTCTTCTTTAATTGCCTCCTCCAGTTCTTTATAACCAGATTGCAACTCTTTTGCTTTATTTTGAGCGTCTGTAATTCTATTTATTCTAAAGGTCTCATCAATCTCTTGAGTGCAAGTAGGACAAACCGTATTCTCAGTAAAAAATTTATGCTCTTTTGTAATCGTAGATACTTTCTGAGAGATTTTACCTTTTAGGTTTCCAAGTTTACGAAGTTTATCGGAAGCACCAGTCACATATTCCTGTTCCTTAGTGTACTTAAATACTTTCTCTTCAGTCAGAGAGTTTTCTTTCATATAAAGTTCAACTTCAGACATTAAATCGGAAATTTTCCGATTATTATTATTAATATTATCCTTTCCGCGATTCTCAAGTTCTTCAATAAACTCTTTCTGCATCTTAACTTTATCGTTAAGAGATTCTTTCTTCAGTTCAAGAGTTTTGATTTCTTCTTTAACTGCACGAATCTTTTCTTTAATTACAGTATTCATGGAAGAGAAGATTTTAATGTCAAGCAAGTCCTCAATCACTTCTCGACGATGTGCAGCAGAAAGTTGCATAAAAGGAACAAAAGTACTTGAACCCAGAATCACAATCTGAGTGAATGACTTATAGTTCATTTTAAGAACATTTTGTTCCATCCACTTTTGTTGATCCAAAGCAGCAGAAGATTGGTCTAAGAGTGAACCATCACGATAGATCTCAAAGATATTGGGTTTGATACCTCTAACAACTTTCCAAGAAGCACTTCCAATATCAAACTCAACCTCAACTCTACAGTCTCTATCGTTTACTGAATTGATTAGTTGAGGTTTATTAATTTTACGAAATGGTTTTCCGAACAAAGAAAAAGTTAGTGCATCGAGAACTGTACTTTTTCCTGCACCATTAGACCCAATAATAAGATTCGTTGAGTTTTTTGTAAAATCTACTTCAGTAAATTGGTTTCCCGTAGAAAGAAAATTTTTCCAACGAATAGTTTTAAATAAAATCATGAGTCACATTACTTGGAGGAATAACAATGTCATCGGGAGTAATTAATGTATATTGATAATCGTGAAGTTCACAAGTCTTTATCATTACTTCATCTTCAATCTCAATTACGTGCATTTCTGGATATCCATCATCTTCTAACATCATAGCATATCTTGTTGCATCATCCTCCTCTTGGAACAAATAAAGGATATGTTCTCCTTCATCATTCATAACGGAGTATGCACCTTCTTTTTCTCTGCCGTTAATTGTTAGAATAAACATCAAACTAATTCACATGCTTCTTGATAAACTTCCTGAAGTATTCTTTGAACTACGAATTTGTCAAGATTTACTTCTGCCTCCTCAATATATCTATTCAAGATCGAAAGTGTATCTTCTGATTCAAAATCTTCAAATTCAGTTGCTTCTTGAATTTGAAAGTTTTCAACGATACTAAGTTCTGCAATACCAGAAGAGTATAATTTATCAATAAATTTTTCAAACTGTTTAGTGTCCGTTTTTTTACGTACAATTACTTTTACAATTTTATTCTCATATTCTTTAGTATTAAAAGTTTTATAATCAATATCTTCATAATAAATGTTATAAAACATTCTATAAGGATTATCAATAAATTGATGTTCTAAAGTTTGAGTATCAAATATAGTAAATCCACGAGTATCTTCTACATCAGTCCAATAAATTTCATAAGGATTTCCGGGATAAAATACATTTCCCCTATTAGAACGAGTATGATAATGTCCAGAAAATACTTTATCAAATTTATTAAAAATTTTCGAATCTAATCCGTGCTCCATAATTATATTTCGATTTACTCTAAATCCATGAAGTTCCAAATGACCCATAGCAACTTTTGTTTTAGTCTTTTGAATTATCTTCAAAGATTGATCTTGATTGTCCGCACAAATCCAAGGAAGAAGTAATATATCAAGATTTTCTATATTAATTTCTGTTGGAATGGAGTATGTTTTTACGTTTGGATAATCTTTAAGAAGAAGTTGAGGTGAATTGGTATTATTGGTATTTTTATAATAAGAATCATGATTACCAATAATCATATGAACTTCATACTTAGAAAGAGGATCAAATACAACTCTCTTTGCCCACTCTAAGCTTTGATAATCGATTGATTTACGACTATCAAAAGCATCTCCCATATGAATGACTGTTGTAATCCCGTACTGTTCCAGCGTCGGGAAGAATACATTCTTATAAAAGAGTTCAAAGTAATCATGAAATAATTTAGAACCTTTACGAGCACCATAGTGTGTGTCGTTAATCAAAGCAATACGCATCAGTATCTAAGTTTAGAGTGAATATTATCTTTGATAGAATTGTAGTCACTATAGTTACTTCCGTCAATAGAGTTGTCCTCAAATACTTCTGAATAACCAGAACGTTCAAGAATTTTATTTTTAATTTCTAATTGACGTTTTTCTCTTTGAATACGACGAAGAAAGGCATAATGAATGATTTGAGTAAAGTATGCAAATGGGTTTTGTGACTTTTCGGGATTGAAATTATGAATGTACTGAACGCAGTTTTCAATTCCATCAGAAATCATATCTTCCTTAAACATATAGTTTACGAAGTTTGGTTTAAAGGAGAGATGATTTGCGATCTTCAAAAAACACTCACCAATGTATCTAGGAATGGGTGGTTTTGGTTTATCTTGAAGTTGTGCAATTTCAATGTCCTCACGATACTTAATGAGAGCAGCGAGAAACTCTTTGTTATTGACGTAATGCTCTGACCTCTTTCTTTTGGTCATGACTGCGGTGCTTATCATTAGTTTTTATCATTAATATGTAGGTATTATAACACTACGATAAATACTTGACAACCTACCTCAAAGTCTGTACAATAACCTTTGTCGAGGTTGAAAAGATTAGTACTAACTATTCTTATAAAGTTTCTCTAGTATTTCTTTAGCATCATTAACATTTGCAATATATCCCATTCTACGATTAATCTGGGAATGATTGTTTCTATCTTTGGATGATTGTCTAATATAATTTTGATACATCATTATCATTTCTATATCCGAAGATTCTGACATAGTTAAAACATCATCTAAGTTAAGGATAAACATGTCTTCTGTGGTTGTTTTTAACCAAGGTTCTATTTTATATCCTACTATTCCATTTCTTCCCTTAAGTTCCCCTATAGTGATTGGATTTGAAATAATTAATATTGTCCTATCTTCCTCCTCAGAAGCTGCAACTTTAGCAAAGATTTCTTCACCAGTTTTTAATTTTACTGTTGCATAAAAGTCTTCTTCAATTCCCATTTTTCTTAAGTTGTATAGTGATTATTTCATAGTTAAAGTTTTCTTCATTATAGATTTTGATTCTTTCTATGAGGTGATTGAGTGTATAATTTTTTCTTGAATTGTATGTGCAATCATCAGCAATATCATAAAGGACTGCTTTTGTTTTATTTTTTCCCTTTCTCAGTACTCGTCCGATTGATTGGAGGTTTCGGATTCTTGATTTACTAGGGGAAGCAAAGATGACATTATGTAGATTTCTAATGTTAATACCAGTAGAAAAAGTGCCGTAAGAAGCAACGATGATTGCATTAGTTTCCCTTTCTGTTATTTCTCTAACTAATTCTCTCTCTTCAGTATCCACACCACCATGAATGAAAAATACTTTACGGTCATTTCGCTTAATATTATTTATCTTTTCGTAGAGTATTGCTCCGTGTGCTTCTACTCTGGAAAACAGTACAAGAGTATTTCCCTTTAAATCTAAGGAAAGATTTGTAATGAACTTATTTCTTTGTTCATGTGAAATTAGATATTGAATCTCATCTTCATACTTCTCAAATTTCTGAGGAGGATGTTTCAGAACAATACACTGAATATCCAACTGAGAAAGATGTCCTTGACGCATCAGTTCATCAGTCTTTGTAACTTTATAAGATGGGCCAAACAATCCTTCCAAAACCCACTTATGTGTCTGAGTTCCATCCAGAGTTCCAGTAAATCCAAAACGATACTTTGCATGGTGAAGTTTTGTCATGATTTCTACAAGTGACTTACTCTTGAATAAATGAGCTTCATCACCTATAATCACACCATAATCTTCAAAGAATGAACGTTCTAATTTATAGACAGATTGCCAAGTTGTAATTGTGACCGGATGTTCGTTTGTTTTTTCTCTACCAGAATAGATTCGGTGGCAGTATGAGTCAGCATCCCAACCATAATCCTGAAAATCCTTATACATCTGCTCTACTAGCGATGTCGTCGGAACAACTAAAAGAATTTTTTGCCCTTTATCTACATAATATCTCACTATTGAATAAATCATCAGAGATTTGCCTGAGGCAGTTGGTGATATCAGCAGTTTTCGGTTGTGTCTTAGAGCATCATATACTCCCTCAATTTGGTATTGTCTGGGAGAATGAGAACATATGGAGCTCATATAATCCTTGACCCCTTCATATGAGATGGTTTCATTGATCTCATATGGTTGCCCGTAGAATTTATTTTCTCTAAATTCGTAAGTATAATTATGCAGAGAAAGTTTGTCGATTACTTTATCAAGTAGTCCGACGTAAATCTCTCCAGTATGAGTGCTTAAGAGTCTGATCTTTCCATCCCAGTGTCTGCTTCTATACTGGGACATGAATTTCGCAGACTCAACCTCAAATGTAAAATATGGTTGAAGTTCGTAAAGGATATGTGGCTCGCAATGAAGTTTTACGAAGACTTCATTTTTCTTTTCAATAATTACGTCACTCATAACATTCATCATGCTATGAGTATTTATTTACCCTAATCCAGCATTAAATCGCATAAATTCAATTGAATTCTTAATCTGATAAGTTCTATTCTGAATCATCTTAAGAATACTCTCAATATAAACTAACATTGTATCGTAGTAGTCTATTTTTAAACAAACTGTGGAAAGTTTTTCATCGGCATCAAGGTACTTTTGCATCGTATCTTTATCTCTAATTTTTTTAGGAAATGGATTTTCTACATATACATCAGGATCTGCTTTTCCTGAATAATATTCATACCTTTCGTGTCTAATATTTCTTTTTTGCTGCTCTGCTTTTTTTCTTAGGAGAAAAATAGTGTTATATAAATCAAAATACTTGGCATGAAGAATGGGTATATTCAAAGATTCTGTGTGAAGATTGTCAATGTCTATATTAGAATCTTTTTCCCACATCTCTTGAATTTTATCTAGACTAATATCCATATAGTGGTTTTCCACTCAAATCTACAATATCATAGATAGTATACTTGAAACTTACCTCTGCCGTAAAGTACTGAATGTCAGTATCTGTGGCATCAAAAGTTAGTGTAGATAATGTATATGGAAATAAGTCTCTAAAAATTATTTTAAAATTTGGTATTTGACTACTTGTAAGAACTTGTAAAGTTCCATCAGAGTAAACATTTTGCCGATCTTTTACATAATTTCCTGATACAGAACCTTGCTTTTCTAACTGACCGAATTGCTCTAATCTTTCTGGAAATCCAAGACCACGTATCCAATTTTGAATTGCCATATAGTTTTCAAGATTTTCATCGACAAGAAAACGCAAATTTAAATCTCCAAACTCAATAATATCTCCTGGAGTTGGGAGCATTTTTGTATATGTGGGTTGAATAGCAATCCCAAGATTTAGATCTGGTATGTTTGCTTGATTACAAAAAAAGGCAACTTTGGGTTCTCTTACCAAAGAGAATTTAAACCCTGTTGGAGATAGATAATTTCTATTCTCAATTTGTCCTTTAGTCATCTTTTTTTAAATATTTAGATAAAAAAAGAGACCCTTTCGGGTCTCTGAATAATTTATGTGAAATAATTCACATAAGATTTTTTACAGCAACTCTTCTGTAATAACGGTTGCTATTAACAGTAAGAGCACCGAGACCTTGAGTTTTGCCTTCAGCAAATGGGTTAGCAACAAGACCATAACGGGTCTTAAAGCCAATCTTGGGCTGGAAGGAGTTCTCACCAACGGCACGTACCATTTGGAGAGGAACATATGGGCAGTAGAAGAGACCAGCATCATATGGGCTGGAACCCTTGTAACCTACAACGTAGTACTGATTACCACTAGTGGCATTACCTGAAGTCAGGTTAGCAGCATATGGATCAATATAGACACGGAATTTGCCCATCAGAGTACCAGCAAAAGTGTTGCCAGTATCATCAACTGAAAGGTTTGCATTAAGTGCAGGGGTGTAGTCGAGAACACCAGCCATGGTCAGTGCTGAAGCAACGTCAGCAGAGCACATGATGATGTTACCCTTTCCTCTACGAGTTCTTTGTGCAATTGCGTTTGCATCACGCTCGATTTGGAAAAGAAGACCCTTGAACTTCTCAACTGACCAACGACCGTTGGAGTCAACGTCAAGGTCGAATACACCAGCAGTTGCTACGTTTTGAGCAGCACCCTGTTCAGCAACCTTGTAGATGGTTCTGATGACTTCACGGTTGATTTCAGCAAGAATCTCAGTTGACAGAATGTTTGCCAACTCAGCTTCTGCATTCAGACCGTGGATTGCCTTCAGGTCCTGAGCAAGCTCAAGGCTGTATTCTGCTTTCAGAGCACGGCTCTTGGCAGTAACAGTGACCTTCTCGATGGAGAATGCCATCTGGTTGAAGGCACTTCCTGCATTACCGTCAAGGTTTTCTGCCTCTTGGGTATACATACCCTGACCAACATCATAAGATGTTGAAGTACCAGCAGAAACTGGGTTTAGAACTGATGGGTTGGTTCCACTTTGTGAAGTAGTACCCATACCAGCACCAACATCAGTAAATGCAGTGTTACCAAATCCTGCATTTTGACCGGAGAATGCTGAATCTACTTCATCATAGAAGGTTTCAGTTCCGGACTGGTTGGTGTAACGTGAACGCATCGCAAAGATGAGTCCAGTAGGACCACTCATTGGTTGAACGCCAGCCAGGTCATATGCGACCAGGTTAGGCATTGAACGACGGATGAGTGAAATTAGAACTGGATCGAAACCTGCGGTAGGACCACCAGCAGCAGCACTACCACCGAAACCAGCAGCACTTACGGTGCTACCAGTATTCATATTTGGTGCTTCCATCAGGTTGCCAATGCCACCTGAATTAAAAGCTGTTTCTTCTCTTAAAAATCTCTCTTGGTTTTCGAGCAGGACAGCGGTAACAGCTCTACGATGAGAATCTTTGATTGGATCAAGACCCTGATAGTCTAAAAGAGGTGCCCACTTTTCCTGCAGATGTTCTGAATGAAACATTTGCGTTTACCTTTTACTAATTGTGTTTTTGTGTTTGAATTATATTAAATTCAATTATTTACTAAATGCTGAAAGAGTTCTCAGATAAGCAGCCATTGAGTCAGAAACTGGTTCTTGAACTACTTCAGTGCTTTCTGAAAGAGTTTCAGTTTTAGTCGAAGGAGAAACTACTCTTGAAGGAAAATATGATTCCTTCAAAGTCTCCAGTTTTTCACGATATTCTTTTTCACTTTCAAACTCAACACTTTCAGCAAGTGAAGCGAGCTTGTCTTTCTGAGTGTCTGCAAGACCATCAGAGACTTGTTCAAAAATTCCCTCAGCAACTGCCTCTGCGAGACGTTTGTTTAGGGAAACATTCTTCTCGATTTGCTCGTTGAGTTTTGTCTCCATTTCATCAAGTTTTTCTACCATACTCTCTAACACATCATATTTCTCTTCAGGGATTGATACATAATGTTCTTCAAAAAGATTTTTCATTCCAGCAAGGAATGATTCAGTCATTTCTGACTTAAGACCTTGCTCAATGACTAATTCATTCTCTTGCATCCATTCTTCAGCAACATACTCAAGATAAGCGTCTACACGCTCTTCGAGTACTGTCTTAATTTCTTCAACTTCTTCAGCAAGAGCAACAGCATATTCTTCTTCAAGAGATTCTTTAATTTCTAAAACTCTTGAACGAATAGCAGCTTCAAAAATAATTTTTGCTTTCTCTTGGAATTCCTCAGAAAGCTCTTCACCTTCTAGAAGAGCATTGACATCTTCATCGATGTCAAACTCTTCTTCCATTTTCTTCTTCTTACCACCTTCTTCCTCTTCCTCCTCTTCGCCTTCTTCTTCCTCTTCCTCTTCGCCTTCTTCCTCTTCTTCCTTATCTTTAGCTTCTAAGAGTTCTTCATCATTCTCTTCTTCAATTAGATCTTCATCTTCTAGTTCTTCTTCTTCCTTATGAAGACCCTTCATTGCGTCAGCAGCACTTGCCCCTTTATTGACAACGTTTTTAACTTGCTTAAGAGTTGCTCCAGGTGTTTTTAATTTTGCTGAATCATCATCTGGACGATAGTTTGAAGGATCAGGACCTCCAAGATCTTCCCATCCCGCAGT